TTATTATTATTAAAGTTTTTCACTACTTCGGAGACAGACAGACACCTTCATTTCCACTGGAACTTTTATTATATAAGTAAGAATATATATTATATAGCTAATAAGCCGCCGAATCCCTCTTAAAATTAAAAATAAAAACATGACATACCTTAGTAAAGTTCCAGTGGAAACAAAGGTGTGTGTGTCTATGTTTTGTTTTCAAACTCAGCTTCTAACCTTTCTGCTAACATAGTTGACCATGTAAGTTTAAAGTTAGGAGCGTTCTTTACTACCGCTCTCCTAAAATAAGGTCTAGGTTTTAATCCATTTTTACGTATGTGTTTTGCAATACGGAAAGCTTCATTTCTATCGCCACCTAAAACTCTACTTGTCCAATCAATTATACTTTCCATAAACGAACCATCGCCTGTTGTTGCATTATGAGGGCCTGTACCATATTCTACATGATTTGCATAAGGGAGTGATGTGCCTACCCAATATGTTACTAATCCATTAGCCAATTCTCTTTGACCATCTACTTCTACTGCTTGTTTAAGTGCCCTGTCAGATCCTAACCCTTGTGGATAAGGTTGATTCATCTGACTTACTACTTCGCCTTTTACATCTAAGGCTGTCTGCTCTATCGCATCTGCTGTAATCTCCATTATAGCATCAGGCAAAATAGCAAAATCATTCTGAACATTACCCAAATTGGGATCAAAGTCCATAGTTATCTTAACCATTACTTGTATTCTAATACGGCTTCAACGCTGTCATCACCGTACTTTTCCTTCCATTTTCGTTTTATGTATTTTTCACCTTTCTTATAATGATCGTACTTAGCCTTCTGCATCTTCTGTTGTCTAACTATATGTGGACCTCGTTTCCACTCCAACTCTGATTGACATCCTTGACACAATCCACTACCTAATATATGTACGGACAACGGACCTAATCTACATTTCTTGCAACTACCGCTCATCTTACCATCACTAAAACCGTCCTTTGATTAGGATGTAATAAGGCTTTTCCCGTAAGTGTAAAGTTGTAACTAGCTCCAATCTGTTGCTGTAAAAGAATCAAATCATCCAAATACATTCCTCCTGCTGGGATCCTACCACTTAACTCTAAATGCGCTCCGCATGTTCTGTTATCATTTATAATCTGTAAACTATATTTGAATCTATCACCCAATGTCTGCTCAGCTTTTGCATATCCTCTAAACCTGCCTTCATTAAATACATTTAACATCTCAGTTCTAGCTACTCTTCCTAGTTTCCAAGCTTGTGTATTTGCTACAGCCCTTACTTGATCTACCATATTTGCCATTGCCACATTTGTAGCTGCAGCCTCAAAAATAACTTTATTCATTTCTGTATTAAGATCATTCTCAAAATTACCTAACGCCAAACCCAATGGCCCATTGTTCTGAAGTATTCTAATGTCCTCTAAATCAAACTCATCCCGATCATAAGATTTAACTCCTAATCCTGGTGCATCTGCATAAGCAGACCTAGCTCCATTAAGATAAGCATCAGTTATATCGTCCTGTATAGCCTCTCTCAACTGTTTTGAGATCATTATAGTAATGTCCGCTACAGCAGATCTAAGATCTAGTACGTTATCTATGCCTTTTAAATTCTGAAACTCTTTTGTTAAGACCGCTCGGAGGTCTCGTAAAGCTCGGTCAATGTAGAGAGACGCTCGTTTGGCTCCCCTTCCTCCAGCGACTCCTGAGAACGCCTTAGAAAATCTTGCCTTACTGCCTCTGCTGACTTCGGTAGTACTAATTCTCCATCCTCCCCTAAATCCACATCAATACCTGCATTCTGGAACTGGGTAATTATCTGTGCCTTTAGATTCATATTGTTTAAGTATTGAGTCTCGTTTCTTTCGTTAATATCATTAAATCGAATAGTCCATGTACTAACTCCCATTAATTTCAATAACGGTTTAAGTAATCCTAACTCAACACATCGCTGTGTTTCTCTAATTGTTCTGTCAAATATTGTTATTTGTTCTCCTTCTGAATTTAATCCACCTACTCCAGACATGTCACCAACTACTAGCGGCATGACTCCATAGGAAGCGTTAATGTCATTGTTAATTCGATCCATATATGGTAACATCATTAACTCGTCAAAGTTAGGCATAATAGATACAAACTTAGCTGTATTAGATCCTTCCTGACTACTGATAATTGGAATAAAATTAGGATTGCGTCTTGTCTCTTCTGCAATGTATTCTCCTAACCTGTTAAGTGATTCCTCATTGTGTCCTGGAATATCTAAGAACCCTTTAGGTGGCCTCTCTAATCGATACACCTTATTTTGTAATGATTCTATAGCAAGCGCTGTTTCTATTTTCTTAGAAAGACCCATAATTGGTGATTGACCATACAACCTAGCTGTTGAACTATACTTGTTAAAGTGTATAATCTCATCCCGTGCAAATGGTATTTGCTCACCATCTACATCATAAAAGTAAGCCATTGGAACTAACTTAGTGCCCGTGTCCTTATTGTGTGTACCTGACATAAACTGTCTAGTTAAAGGATCAAACATCTTATCTTCCAAAAACTTACCAAAACCGTCAACGTAGAATCGCATGTGCTTTGCATCCTCTACCCATAACTCCTTGACTATCTTACCTGTAGTCTCTCCATCATTATCTAAAACTCTATCATAAACTACACTAACCCAACAGTCGTCAAAGATCTCAAGCTGTCTAATTACTGCCTTAAAAAACTCCATCCCTGTTATGTCTGCATTACCGTTAGTTGGATCACGTAATACTCTCTTAACTGCTGCTTTCTCTTCTGGATCTCCAGTTCCTACTTCTATAAAATCCCACTCTTTAGCTACAGCTTGACTAGCTATTCTAGTTACTACTGTTCGTAAGTGTGAATACCTGTCTGCCAACATCTCTAAGTAATTCTGATCTACTGGAGGTAAGATTGCCTCTTTGTATGCAAGATCTGTACTAACTCCTGAATATACTGGAGTTCTTGCATCTTTCATCATATTCTTTTCTAAGTAATCTTCTATTCCTGACTTCCTTACGGGAGCAGGTTTGCTACGGAATCTATCGAGTAAGCCCACGTTTTATCTTCTCCAACCTAGCGTTTATGTTTTTAAGTTTTTGTTTGTTTACGGAATCTATACTCCTCTTTAACTTACGTGACCAAGAATGTCCTGAATCTCCACCCATGCGCTTCCACATTATATATCCTTTACTAGGTCTTTTTTTATTGTCAAAATTCTCACCTTGAGGATCTACGTTCTCATGTCTCCTGTAGTAAGTGTGTATCTTAATTGCAATCGGATGGCTAACTTCTTTCTTGTTAATCAACATTGAATTAATTTTAGCTGTAACTGCTCCACCACCATAACCAAATTTCTTGTAAAGCTTTTTACCTTGCAAAGCTTCTTTCTTTACACCGCCAGGTATAGAATAACTCATTGCCTACTACCGTGTCTATATATGATCCTCTTATTACTAGGCTCATCAACGTATTTTCTCAATACTGGCTCTAATAATCTTGCTGTACTCATGTTCTTTTCTTTAGCTATAATCTGAACTTTCTTCTTAGTTTCGTTAGTGATTCCAAATAATTCCAATCGAGTTCTACCCATCTGTCTATGGGAACGTCAATATATATACGGATATTTATACTTACCCATCATAACAATCACAAGGTATTTTATCATCATCTTTGAAATCTATTATTGATGTTTGAGTAACTATAGCTCGTTTAAACCAATCTAATCTTTTTGGTTTATATTGTAATAATCCAAACTCAGGAAAACGTTTAGCTTGAGTTTCTAATTGCATAGATTTATCATAAAGTTTTGGATTGCCCTCTAACAATCTTACCCAATTATTTCTAGATTG